GTCTTGCCGTAACGCCCCGTATTTTGGTTTCTAGGGGGGTATCCGCGCATTGTGCTTATTTGTTACAAATCAGAACACAACGCGACCAAGTTCATCGACCTTGTACCGTTTCGGTTCCTGTTCGGTTCCGTGTCTGCGTCTGTGACATTCACGGCATAGTGAAACCAGATTGTCCGGGTTCAATGTGATTCCCGGATCTGTGATGTTCTCTGGTGTGATCTCTGTGACATGGTGAACTTCTTCGGCAGCTGTTACCCGTCCGCGTTTGATACAGTCAACACACAATCCCCGATCACGTTGCCAGACATATTCCCGACACCGTTGCCATTCTTGCGATTTATAAAATCTTTCTGCGTATGGTTTCATGACGTAAAAAAGAACCGCATCTTCTCCCGTGATGCAGTTCTTTTACAGTAATATATCACACTGTTAGTCCGTCGCATTTCGTCCTTTATCATCGAAATAACTCTTGATTGGTTTTTCGGAATGCATAGAAATTCTTTCTTGATCTGTCCTTGTCTGTGGTTTCGTACAATTTCGTTGTTGTCTCCGCCCATGTATATCCGAGAACGAAATGCCACCGGATAATTGCTTCGACTTCAACGTTGTTTAGTTTCATGATCCATTTTTCGATTTCAATCAGCGCGTGTCGCTGTTTCTGTTCGTGTTCCTGAAGTTGTTCTTTCAGTTCTATGATCTGAAACGCCGCGCGTTCTGTTGGATTGCCCGGATTCGGAACCGATGACTTCCCCGCGCCAACACTGATGTTCCCGTTCGGTGATGAAATTGGTCTTTCCAGATTCTGAATCTGCAACCGTAACGCTTCGACATTTGCGCGAATCATTCCGTACTGTTTCAATTCTTCGACCGTCATTTCATTTTCACCGTCCATTTCACTTCATAGCCTTTCAGATTCAGTTCCCCGATGACGCTTTTCGTTCGGAGACTGCACCCGTTTTCACCGTCAGTGTATTTGAACTGTTCCGATTTTGGAACCTTCACCAAACAATCACCGCGAATGTTCGCTGGACATTTGAAGCATTTCATTTTTCTGAAACCCTGTTCCATGCGTCAATCGCATGTTCGCCCGTTTTGATTGTGTTCGATTCGATTTCGACCATGAACCCGCAACCGCAGACCGCTTTCACCCAAACACTGCGCCCCGCCCTGAAGCGGACTGATAGATCGTAAATCGGATTTCCACAAACAGGGCAGCTGTCATTTATCCGTTCCAGTTCAATCATCGGTTCTGCTCCCGTTTCCAGTCAGCAATCAAACGCCGAAGAAACAATTCACGTTCACTGCCCGGATAGCACATTGTTCGTTGATGTTCTAGCCACTCAAGCGGAATCGCGTCAATGGTTGGCTGTGCGTCACATGCGTTTTTTATGATGACCGATGTTTCATCGGCTATAGTGAACGCATCTTCGATCATCGCATTTGCATCAATCAATCTCCTCATTCCGCACACCTCTTATTCCAGATTTCAGCAGCCATTTCCAGTGTCGGTCTAGTGATAAACGGATCCATCTGGCAGTTCTCATTGCTGCATGAAATGCTTATCTGGTCATGCCTGAACAGTTTTTTGTTTTCGATAAACTTTCCGGTTTCCATGTTCATTTCTTCAAAATAGTCAATTCTTCTTCCTACCCATGCCGGCGCACCGCAGAACGGACACGGTTTCAGTCCTTTCATATTTCGTTCACCTCTGACAGATGCCTTTCTAATCTTTCCGCAAGATTGATTTCGCCGTACTGTTTCAACGCGCTGATTGCGTCCTGAATCGTCATCTTCGCCCGGAACAGTTCCCGTTTCATTTCCTTGTCCTGTTCCAGTTGCGCCCGCGCGAACATCTGACCTTCAAGATACTTCTTCAGTTCTTCGATCTCTGTTTCATATTTCGCGGTCTTTTCCATGTACCGCAACCCGTACAATTCATACGGATAGCGGTCTTTCACTTCATCAATCTTTCGCGCCAGCGTTTCAATCCGTTTCTGAATCACATTTTCAGCGCGTTCAATTGTTCGGTTTTTCTTTGCCACCCGGTTTCTTCTCCTTTCCCTGTCTTTCACAGTATTCGTTCCAGTCATCCAACACATACTGAACAACTTGGTTCGCCGGGAAAACGCCCCGCATGTTTTCGCGTAATTTATCCCGGTAATCTGTCAGCCATTCGACCGGAATGTATTCATCTGTTTGATCAATGATGAAATGGCTGTCTTTGTATTTCGCCGCCCGTTCACGTTCCACCATCTGTTCAATCGGCTTGTATGGCAGTGTGAACTGTGTGTTTCCATGTCCGAACGAAATTGTTTCGCCATACTTATCCGACGTGAAATGAACAGTTATTGGTTTTTTTCGAAAAACGTCAGCGTTCACGAATCCTTTCAGCTGCCGAATCAATGTCATAACACCGCCCCGATCTGTTTCAGCACCTCTTCAATTTGCGGGAAATGTCTCCCGGTCTTGGTCAGTGCGCTTGCGAAAAAGTCATTGCAGACAGTTCCATCAAGCGCGATCAGATGCGCATGGTTGCAGATTACCGCCGTGACAACGAAATATTCCTTTTCACCAGCACATTCCACAAACACTTCATCACCTATTTTCAGTTCCTCGTTCATATATGTTCCTTTCTCTTTCTTTCCGCAGTCTTGTCTGTTCTGCGGTTTCCCATCGTACTAGACCCTGCGACGCACAAATCTTGATGAATTCGACCGGGTCTTCATCCCTGTGGTCACCGGTTCCCATCTTCCACGGAAACGCCGGGAAGGTTTTGTATGTGATCACTTCTTTGACTTTCCGCCCGTTCACTTCTGTTTCCACGATCCGTGAACATAACGGCAGATATTTATAAACCGGGTCAAGATAGTTCAAGATATTCATTCACGTTCAATCCCAATGCCCGAACCTTTTCCGGGTCAGCAATCAATTCCAGATGACCGGTTCCGATCGCCTGTTCCCGTTCCTGTTCCAGTGCGTCACGGTACTGTTTCAGGAATCGCGGTTTTTCGAAGTTCCGGTTTTGTTCGGTTGTGTTGTTCGCCAACTGAATCAAATCCGGAACTTTCATGAACCGCCGTATTGTTTCCGGTAACACCGTGTATGAATCCCGGTATTCATCCTGCGGATGGTTATGAATGAAGTTCATGACCTGATTCCACGCCGATTCAGATTCTTTCACGGGATCTGAACTGACCATGTCCGCGATTCTGTTCATGACCTGTCCGATGTTCGGCGCGAATTCCCGTTTATCTGAAATGATGATCTGCGTCACTGCATTTCTGACCAGTTCAAACGGTATAAACTTGAATGCATCACACCACAAACCCTTCAATGTTTTTCGCATAACCGCATCATGGTTTTTGTATGAATTCGGGTAATTCGATTCAAGAAAACCGAGAATTTTTTCTGTCTCTTTTTCTGTCAATTTTTTCTCCTTTCATTTATTCCAAGTAGGGAATTTTCCGTTCTTATAGTTCTTATTGTTCTTATAGTTCTTAACTTAATAAGGAAGGGAAAGTGTGAAAGTGTTCTCCATTTGATACACAAGTGTTCTCCATTTGATACACAAGTGTTCTCCATTTGATACACAAGTGTTCTCCATTTGATACACAAGTGTTCTCCATTTGATACACGTCACACGTTCCATCTGTCAGCCATTGACCCTGCTTTCGGTGCTTGTCCTTGTCCTTTTTTTTCTGGAATGAATTGGTATTCTTCAAATTTCAGAATCGTGATTTTTGTTCCGCCTTTATGGGATTCAATAGAAATCTGCCCCGCCTTTTCAAACTGTTCCAGATACGTTCTGATTGTGTTCACAGACAACCCGCATTCTGTTTTCAGCTGCCTGATTGTTGTGATCAGTTCGCCCGGATTCAGTTCTTTACCGTTTCTCCATTCCGCCATGAACAGCAGATGAACCCACAAACACAACGCGATCGGATTCCGCCAGAACTCCCATTCAGTGATTTTTCTGCTAATTTTCAAATACCCTTTTTTCACGGCTTAACGGTTTACCACAGAACCGCTTCAGGATCTAGAATGTCATCAATATCGTTGCTGTCAGTCTTTATATCTTCCCGCTTTAGCGATGAACCCGTGTTCGGATAATCGGCTTTCGGTTTGTACTCGTGAAGGATTTCGACGCGGTTGCACCAACATTCACATGTATAGTGTGTCTGTCCGTCTTTCTCATACTTTCCCGTTCGCATTTCACCAGTCACGCCGATCACGTCCGCTTTCTTTGAATATTGTGAAAGAAATTCCGCCGACTGTTTCCACGCAATGCATCGGATAAAATCAGCCGGGTCATCCTTTCTCATTCGATTGACGGCAATCGTGAACCGGGTGTATTTTGTGCCGGTTCCTGTTGCCATCAATTCCGGGTCAACAACAAGCCGCCCCGTAAAAGAACAGTTATTCATTCATTTCTCCCTTCAAATATTTGTCATGCATCGTGACCGCGACCGCATACGCCTGCCAGACGTCCGCCCTGAATCCATAGAACCAACCGGGTTCTGCTTTCGAACCCTTTCCATAATTCGGCGTATTTGGTGCAAAACGATCAATCAGAACTTGTCTGATCTGCGCGTCATTGGCTGTCATTCTGTGACACAGAACCATATTTTCATCAGTCTTTCGATATATGAACTGAATCGGAAAATCCCGCAATCGTTCCGCCAATCGTCCAATCCACACACAAGTTTCAAACGTTGTTTTTCCGACTGGCGCCCCGAAGTTCTGCATCATTTCAATCGCCACATTCAAACCGCTGTCAATGTACGTTGATGGAACGTTTTTCACGATTTCATCAATCATCTGCGCATACATCAATTCATTGTCATTCTTTCCGAACGCGATCGGTTTCAGCTGCGGGTCTACCAGACAGAACGCGCTTTTTTCGTTCGCTGGATCTATGCCAAGAATGTACACGCCCTTCATTCAACAATTTCTCCGGTTTTGGTCTTGATTGCCTGTTGTGCCTGTTCCGCAGAAATGCCCGAAATATCCGAAATACCAAGGAATCCAAGCAGACCCGCTTCATTGATCGTTCCGTCAGCAATCAGTTCTTTCAGCCGGTTCATTTGCGCTTCTGATGCCGGTTTCGCTTTCTTTCCCGGTGCTTTCGGCTTTTTGTCCTTCACTCTGATTGCCTTTGTGACTTTGCCGAATGCTTTCACATTCTCAGTTCCGACAACGATCTGTTTTCCAATCCAGTCCGCGATGACATCTGAACCGATAACAGAAGCAATCATTGACGCGTTCGTGACATTCAGAACCATCGGCAATTCTTTTTCTTTGAAGTAAGCGCACAACGCCCGCTTCGTTCCGCCTGTCTGTGCATCGAACATTTCCTGTTCATCAATCGTTTCGATGGTCACTGTTTCATCCCCGTTCGGGAATGACCAGCCACCGAGAAAGTTTTTGAAATATTCCTGATAATTGGTGAATCCGATCTTTTCTGTCATTATTCGTATACCTCTGCATATAGTGTTTCTGTCTGATAACCGCGCCAGTCATTTTCAGTCTTGCAACGATGATATTCATTCAGTAATTTTCTGAACTTGCGTGTTCCAGCGTTCACAAAACTGTCATCACATTCATAGATCCGCGCCGCGTATGGTGCTTCTTTCTCCTGTGCAATGAATACAAAGCGGTGTTTTTCGAAAGTGCATTTGTTGATTCCTGATGTATAGAACCCCGTCTGGAATGCATACCCATACTTCCGCGCATCACGTTCGAACGCGCCATCATCACATGACAACGTTGTTTTGTAATCGAACACCGCAGGTTCACCGTGATACATTCCAACAATGTCGGCTTTGCATTTGCAGATTTCGCCGGTTTCATCGTCAGTCCAGTAGAACGGAACTTCGGTTCGAATATCGCCGTTCAGAATCTCCGCGATCTCTGGAACTGACATCAACGCGTCACGCATCTGAACAATGGTGTCAAACATGTTGTGATCAATCCATGTTTTTTCAGTGTTCGATTCTTCGAATCTTTGAATCATTTCGCGCCCTGTCTTTGTGCGCTTATCGACAACCGGATACACCGCGTATTCATCGAAGAACGTGCTGTGTTCCAGAATGTATTTGTGCGCTGCCTGACCGAACAGAAGCGCAGGTGTTGGTGCTGTCGGATTGTTGATTGAATACTGGAAATGCATCGGCGTTTTGTTCATCTTCCACAAGTCGGAACGCCGAATTCCCGGCAGTGCGTTGTATTCCTTATCGTTCATTATTTGACCCCCAAATTTTCCACGATGATCTGATCATCCTGTCTTGCCTGTTTCGCCGTTTCAAACGTGTCAAACGCTGAATAGAACCACAATTCACCGTGAACCGGTGTGACAATCCAGTACTTACGTTTCAACGCGTATATCGGCGTATTCTGCACCGTTGCGGTTGCTTCGAATGTCATACAATCGAACCGCCGTGTTTCAAACGGAATTCAAGATTCTCCAGATTTCCCTTCCGTTTCCCGATGCGCTTCATCTGTCGGCGTGCCATCCTTTCATCGCGTTCGATGTGTTTCCGAATCTCTTTCAAATCACGCGTCAGCATGTATCCGCCGATACCCGAAATGATGTAGTACCGGTGATTTTCATCAAGTCCGAAATGATCGTTGAAATCAGACACTGCCGCCCGCAATGTTCGCGGTGCTAGATCGCAGTCTTTTGCTGGTGTCCATTCGTTCACATGGATACCGTGAAATTCAATTCTTTTTGTCATAGTTCTTCATATACCTTTCCCATTGCCAGATTCAGAAAGCCAAGTGCTTCGCGCAGATTTTTGCTTTCCCGGTCATCAAGAAGCAGATTCGTTTCAAATACAAGTTGATCAATGCTGTCATGCAGTTCCTGAATCTTTTCCAAACGTTCATCACTGTTCATTCTCAGTCCGAACATTTCCCGATCCATCTGTGTTGTCGCTGTCACTTTCTTTTCCTTTCTTGTCAACGATGTTCCATAGTCCGTTGACCGATTCCCACAACGCACCACGATCGCGTTTCCGCTGGTATTCCAGTTGCTGCAGCTTGACCAGAATCGCATCAACTTTCTGTGTTTCCGTTTCCACTTTTTGTGTTTCCGTTTCCACTTTCTTCTGTGCGCGTGCCAGTGACGCGATCACGTCATCAATTGCCTTCCGAAAATCTTCAACGCGAAGTTCTGTGATCAGATACGCTGTGATTGCGCTGACCACAATCACGATCAGCGTCAAAACCATAATGTTCATGTTTCCCCTTTCAAACGATGTAAACCACATACAAGAAAATTCCGATTGCACCGACCATACCAGCCAAGCCGCCGAAGAACATGCGACACAATAAATCCATGACATCATCGCGGGTGATATAATCTTCATGGGCTTCTCTTTTGGTTTTTTTCATAGAAGTTCAATTCCTTTCTTTTACTGAACCGGCTGCAACCGGTTCTTTTTTCATGTCGGCAAATAACGCCTGAATCAGTTCATCTATTTCTTCTTCTATTCGTTCACGCCCCTTTCATTTGTTCGTGTAGCGAACATTCAAAGTCAATTAAAAAGCAATCATGTCATACGGAATATCTGATTTTTCGGATAAAATTTTGATGTCTGTCGCTGTCCATTTACCGCTTTTCTTTTTTCTTTGCACGGTCATGTGACTGCAGCCAAGATTTTCGGCGGCTTCGTTCAGTGTCCATCCCATCATGTTTATGATTTCCGCCGGTGTGAGTTTTCGCATCTCTGTCATTCGTTCACCCCCTTTCAAAATAATCGCAATTGTGCAGTGTGATTCCTGAACCTTTCTTCTTGTGCTTTGAAATACCCTTCATCAATTTCAAATCCAACATAATCAAATCCGAGATTGTACGCCGCGATTCGACTGGAACCAGAACCGACGTGTGTATCAAGAATTTTGTCACCTTGTTCAGCGAAGTTCTTCAAAATCCATTCATACAAGTCAACCGGTTTTTGTGTCGGATGAATCCGTTTTTCTTTGTGCTTCATATCCTCTTGAAGCATTCCGTTCCACCTGTATCGAAATATCCGTGTTGCTCTATCGAATGAAGTCCACGCCAATTCACAATCAGCGAAGTCAATTCCCGGCGGGTGTTTCTTATCCCACACAATCCAGCACTGCGAATCTTTGTGTATGGATTCCATGAAATAGTTCCCCCCCCCACACGATCTGATTCTTCGAAACGCGGAACAGTTCTGTGAAATATTCTGGCGGTGTTTTTTCTTGATTCCATAACGCCAGATTGTATTCAATCGCCCGCGCTTTTCGTGCCGTTGAATTGACGTTTTTCACGTACCCGCCCTGTTTCACATCACCATATACAGGATCTACAACCGCCAAATCAAAGAACTGATCAGGGAATTGTTTCATCCCAGCAATGCAGCCCATGTTCTGAACTTCAGACTGCATGGCTTTCGATCAACTCCTGCCGTTGCGTTTTCAAATCAACAAGCGTTCTGCAATATCCCGCTTTCTGTTCCATATCTGTCGCGCGGTTCATGTAATCCGTCACTTCTACAATCCAATTGTTCAGCGATTCCAGTTCGCGAAGATACGCCATGTGATCAACGGCGGTTTGAATCATCTTTTCTTTTTTCATTGTTCACTCCTTTCTGCCGGTGCATTTGTTCGTCCTACGAACATACTATTGTATAGAAATGTTCGTGTCAAGAACTATTTTGAAACCGTTTGTTTCTTTTCTGTTCTCTTAACGAACATTTATGTTTATAATGTGAATACGGAGAAACAAATATGAAACGCGATATAATTACGAAACAAATCGGTGAACGTATACGCACCGCGCGAAAAGCGAAAAAACTTACACAACAACAACTGTCAGAAAAAACAGGAATTCAGCGCAGTCTTATTACGCGTTATGAACTTGGAATGATTGAAATCGGAATGCCCGCATTCGTTACGATCTGTGAAGCGTTAGATGTCAATTATGCTGAAATACTGGAAGGAATCAAAACAGAATGACACCGGCGGTCATATATGCGCGTTATTCTTCCAGCAATCAGCGCGAAGAATCAATCGCCGGTCAGCTGCGCGACTGCCACGCATACGCGGAACGGAACGGATACACGATAATAAACGAATACACAGATTCGGCGTTGACGGGTAGATCAGACCAGCGACCAGCGTTTCAGAAAATGATTTCTGATTCTGAATCCAGAACGTTTGAAACGGTCATTGTTTGGAAACTGGATCGTTTCGCCCGGAACCGTTATGATTCCGCAATGTATCGAAACAAGTTGAAGAAGAACGGCGTTCGTATTGTTTCCGCGATGGAAAACATCAGCGATTCACCAGAAGGCATTATTCTTGAAGGACTGATGGAATCACTCGCCGAATACTATTCCGCGAACCTTGCCGAAAACGTGAAGCGCGGATTGTATGATTCAGCATTGGAGCGGAAGATTCTAGGACAACCGACGTTCGGATACAAACGCGGAACTGATGGAAAATATGAAATTGACCCGGAAACAGCCCCAATAATTCAACGGGTCTTTCAGGAATATTCGCGCGGTGTTCCGTATATGCAGATTGTTGCCGATCTGAACCGTGACGGTCTGAAAACGATCAAAGGAAAGCCATTCAACAAAAATTCATTGTGGCGTATGCTTCAGAATGAAAAATATATCGGCGTGTATCGTTACAAAGACATAATTGACCCGAACGGGATCCCGCCGATCATCGAAAAGGAATTATTCGATAAAGTACAAGCAGAATTGAAAGTGCGGTCAAAAACGAAGATTCGCGTTGATCAGAACAGTGACCAGTCTTTCATTCTTGCCGGGTATCTGTACTGTGGTGAATGCGGTCAGCCGATGACCGGTGAAACAGCAACGTCCGCAACCGGCAGAAAATACAAATACTATTCATGCGTTGGAACAAAACCACAAGGGAAAAACGGCTGTCACAAAAAGCGCGTCAGTAAAACATGGATTGAAAACGAAGTGTTGCGAATGATCAATGATGAAATTCTGACACCGGAATTCATCGACAAAGTTGTTCAACGTGCTATGGAATACCAGAAAGAACAGCACGAAAACGAACGCGTGAAGATTCTGAAAAAACAACTGTCTGCAGCTGAATCAAAAATCGAAAACGTATTGAAAGCGATCGAAGCCGGGTCTTTCTCCGATGCCCTGAATCACCGGCTGGCGGAACTGGAAACGGAACGTTCCCGGCTGTCATCCGAACTGATGACGGAATCAATGGAACAACCGAAATACTCCGAAGAATCAATACGCGCATTCTTTGACAAGATTCTGAAACACGAACGGAACGCATCAGCAACACAACGGTATATCATCCGAAACTGCGTGAAACGAATCTATCTGTTCGATGTTCCAGATGACAAGCACGCGCAACGAATCACGATTGAAATCAATTATTTTGACAAGAGAACCGCCCCCGCGCCACTGGATCAGATAGTTCACAAAACTTTGACACACCCCTGTTCCTGCGTGCATTCACGAACTATTGAATACGAATATTCAATCATCGTGTTGTCCGAAATACATGACCGGCGTTGAAACCGGTCTTTTTTGCATAAAAAAAGAACCCCTGTGCGGGAGGTTGCACACAAGGGTTCGACATAGCGTCACCGGCTTGACGCGGGTTATAGTGATATTTCTTTGATTGCTTCATCAATCTGATGAATGTCACCGTGATTCGGGTCTTTTATCCATAACAGAATCGCCAATAATGCTTTATTTTGAATCTTTGAATTGTTGGCATAATCCAACTTGTTTTCACGGATTTTATTATGCGCATTGTCAATATCGCGTTTCATTTCGTTCATTTGGTAATCCCTCTTCAGCAGTCCATCTTCCAGATTTTTCACACGTGTTTCTAGCATCGTGATCGGTTCGGCGGCGTTTTTGTGTGCCGTTTTCGATTGATTATAGATACTGATCAACTGCCCGATCAGAATCAAAACAGCGATGATTTCAGCACCAGTCACGTTCATTTGCTAACTACCTTTCCGATCGAATAGCCGAAGAAGAAATACACACAAACTTTGTACACTTCTGAAAACTCTTCCGGGATCTGAATCTGATTGATGACCAAATAGGCGAAAACGGCGGTCAATGTCAGCGTCAGAATACTTTTCACCGACAACAATGCCGCGATGCGTTCAGCGATCAGATTCGTTTTCGGTTCTGGGTCAGTCCAGTTTTCGTCTTTCTGTGGTTCATTTCCGCCCGTTTCCGGGTTCGTTTCGTTGTTCATGGGTTCTTCCTCACTTTCTCCAGCTTCGTTCTCTGTATCGCCTGTTTGCGGTGTTTCCGGTTCATCTGGCATCGGAACCGGCAGTTCTATCGGTTTATCCGAAACAATTGCAAACGCTGACGGACATTCGCGCCCCGTGTCACGTACATACTCAAACCGCGAACCGTTCCAGCGACCAAGCTGCGCAGACCCGCCGCCATCCAAGAATGAAATATCTGAAATGTCAGAATACATTCCAAAGAAATCAGCCGCGATCTGTTTGATGGTCATGTCCTGAAGCGCGATCCCGACCGCAAACGTTCCGTCATTGAATCTGATCGCGAATGTGTAACGTGAAACAGTGTTCACATGGTCAATCCCAACCATCCGCGCGTACTGATAATTTCCTTTTGACGGATAAACAACCGCAGGACTGAATACGTTGTGTGACGGGTCTATATGAATGCCAGTGCAATCGCCGTATACGCCCGTTTCAACGTCATAGAACAGCGTTTTGTTCTGGTTCGGTGTTTCTGTCCATACATCGTTTATCGGCGCGGAAATACACCCGTATGTTGTTCCGTATGGGTCTGCTTGTCCGCTTTTCATCTGGAAATAGTTCGCGCCCGTGATTTTTCCATACACATAAACGTTCCCATCCAGTTCCCGGATCGGCGCGACTTTATTCAGACCGGCGGACAGGACAACCGCCCGCATTCCTTCCATCTGGCGGAACAGGGAATATTTGTGTTCATTTATCGAAACATCTGAAGCACCCTGATCAATAACAGCAAACAAAAAAGGGTTGTAAATAAACCCCTGAAATGGAAGTCCTGTTGCTGTTGTGTACGGCGGTTTATATGTTTTCCGTTCAAAATACGGAAGTGACCCGTCTTTTGAATAGTTTGACATTGACGCGGTGACGGAACCATCAGCGTGTACTTCTTCAACAATCGCAACATGTCCGTATTTTGTGTCTGGCTTTCTGTTCCAGCACATGACCGCGCCGATCTTCGGAACCTGCCCGCGCGGGTATCCGTCAGCATATCCGAACCAGTTCTGCGCATCGCCGGTACTCAAATTGCATGAATATACCCCCGCTTCTTCCATGAAGCGACCATACGCATACCCGACACAATTCGGCAGCACGCTATACCCAGTTATACGAATGCATTTGTTATATCCACCGCCAGCCGTGTTGATATACCATTTGTTCCCGGCTTCTGGTGCCGTGTATCGTTCTATAAACATGCTTTTTTCTCCCTGATAACAAAAAAGCAGGATTTCTCCTGCTGATTTTCAAAAACAAATCCCATGTCTCGCCGTTTGCCGTATCAATGGCACGCGCTACTGCATGGGATTAGAACCGCCGTGTACACTCGGTACAGGTCAGAAAATTTAGGAATTGCCCTGTTGGATGAACGATTCCAATGCCCCGATTTGGTAAGCAATTACATTTTAGCACAAACGAAGAAAGCCGCCCATACCGGACAGCCTTCCCCTACTCTTACGAGCCATTTGATTGTTTAATCAACAACCTGCAATTACATTTTAGCATAATTTAACTTGCATCTAATTTGCATCTAGCTTGCA